GGTCAGCTGTCCTCATCTATTGAAGGTGTAATAAGTAAGTACGGATTTTTAGGAAAAAGTGTAGCTACATCTCTTAATAGTGCTCTCGGTGGCATACCAGAAATCGTCGGCAACATCCTTACTCAAGTAGGGCATATTCCAAACAGCCTGGGGCTGGCAGCGGTTGCTGCTATGGCCTTTGCGCCCCAGCTACTAAAAGCCAGCTCAGCCGCAGCCGGCCTTGGAGCCGCTGTAGATAAGGCTGTCGGTAAGCAAGTAACAGAAAACATCGCCGGCACTGTAGGGCAAATAAACAACCTTAAAACCGCTGTTGACACCGCTAAAACGTCTTTTGCTGATTTAATTAAGGGATCTACACTAAATCAACTAAATGCACAACTAAAAGACGCAAACTACCAAATTGGGGAGTATCACTCCACAACTCAAGATGCACGGATCGCTGCTCAACAGTTAGCCGCGGTACTAAAAGAGCAGCGCAAAGAGCAACAGGCAATAACCACACTTGTACGTGAAGCACAAGGTCTGCGATCCGAGGACGTAGAGCGCCGTGCAACAAATACCTACAATGTTATACAAAGACGCAAAAAGTTCCTCGCGGAAGAAGCAAAAACAGCCGCTGATACAGCACAAGAAATCCGCCGCCTAGAGCAAGCTGAAAGTGAGGCAGCTCGTACTCGCCTTGCTGAAGCAGCCAAAAATAAAGCTGATGCGCTGCTTGCAGAAGCTGCAGCAGCTCAACAAGCTCTTACGGCTACACGCAGCCTCGAACAGGCTGAAAGCCAAGCAGCTCGGTCTCGTTTAGCTGCCTCCGCACAAACAGCGCAAGAACGAGCTGCTTTTCTGGCAGGCGGCCAGATAAGCGCCTTCCCATTTGGACCTTCACCACGTTCTACACGACGTCGTTTTGATGGTGATGTATCGCCGGAGCGAGCTGAAAGCGCTCTGCAAGCACGGGAACGTAAAGCGCAGCGTGCTCTAAATCTGCAGTTCTTCGAAGAAGAACGACTGCAACTAGCCGAACTGGATCGTATCAGAGATCAAAACGCAACCCGTCAAACAGCCCGAATTCAAAAAATCGGCAAAGTTATTCGAGGCAGTTTAAGTTCGGCAGCTATCGGTGGTGCGTTCCCGCTACTTTTCGGCCAAAGTCCGCAAGCGGCTTTAGGCGGTGCTATCGGCGGCCTGCTCGGTGGCCAAGCAGGCGGTTTCGCCGGTTCTCTGATTGGTACGGCTTTAGGAGACATTGAAGCAACAAAAGCAAGAGTAAAAGAGCTGGGACTTGAGCTTGGCTTTAGTTCTGTACAAGCAAAAGAACTGTCAGCAGCTTTCCAGCTGGCGGGGCGTGATAGTCAGCAGTTAGAGGCCGCAGTCATAAACATCCAAGGCCTGGGACTTTCTACAAATGAAACTGCATCAGCAATCAAAATTGCTGTCGAGCTGTCCAAAGAATATGGCGGCAGTGTCAGCAAAGTAGCCCAAGCCTTCGCGGATACGCTGGAATCTGGAAAAGTAAGTATCAGCACCCTCAATAAATTTACTGCTCAAGGTATTCCGATCCAGCAGGAGCTGGCCGACAAACTTGGCGTCAGTAGAACAAAACTACTGCAAATGGCTAAAGACGGTGAAATTAGCGTACAGCAGCTTACCGATACACTTGTTGAAATGGGCCGTCAAGCGGCCGCAAGCGCAGATAAGGGAGCCACAGGCTTCGATCGTTTTACCAAAGCTGTTGCTGAAATTGCATCCGCCGTTGCCGGAGCTGCCGGAGCGATTATCCGCAACTTGATACCAGCACTCGATAGTTTACTTCTTAAACTAGCTGCAATTATAAATAGAGCAACTAAAGCCATCAATTTAATTACGGATGCAACTGTCGGAGAAGCTGCAAGCGCTGTAGCTTTAACTGCCGGAGAACGAGGAAGCGGTTTTGCAAGTAAATCAGGTATTGATCGTATAACAAAAGGCTTAAACACCTTAAATCCTCTTTTGGCAACTAGCCGAGAAGAGCTAGAAAAAATAGCTAAAGTAGCAGGTAATGCTAAAGTCGAATTAAGTAAATATGGAGGAGAACTAGGTGAGTATTCTGTACGCACCGCGCAAGTGCAACTATCTCGTGTAGAAACAGCAATCTTAAAACGCAGACGGCAACTGGGTGCTCCCTCTACATCAGCAACTATCGAAAATATCCAAGCTCCAGTTAATTTGCCTCCTTCTGCAAAAGCCGCTGGAGGAGGGGCTGAAAAATCAGCACTGGCAAATTCAATACGTCGTACAGAAGTATTGAAACGGGAAACAGACACTCTATTTTTAGCATCAACAATCCAAGACAAAATAAATGCTGCGGAACGCATCGGAGCGGATCAACTTGCTTTGCGACTTACGTATGAGCGCGACCGGGCAAAAATTATTGGCGAGTATTCCGCAGAAGAAGCTAAAGTTAGAAATACTGCTAATAGACAAGAAGAGCTACTCGGTTTACGTAAAAAAAGAAACGCCGAGCTGGTAGGACTAACATTAAACTACGAAAATCAACTTTTTCGGCTGCAACAAGGACGTCTTGCTGCTGGTTACGATCAACAGACCCAGTTGCAGCAAGAAGCTTACATACTTCAGCAAACACTTATCGGTAAGGGTGAAGAAGCTCGCTTAGAAGTTGATATAGCTAATGCTGTAAAAGATAAAGATGCCACACAAGCAGCAGGCATAGCTACGCAGATGCGCCGCAACGCTGAATTAACCAGAGAGGTAGAAACCCAGCAAAGATTAAACTCTCTAATCGGAGAATTAGGTAACACAACAATGGGAGTTTTTGAGGATCTAATTTTTGTTACCAACAGTTGGCAGCAAAGCTTGGCTGGCGCACTGCAGATGATGAGTATGACGCTCATTCGTTTCGGCTTGTCATCGTTGGCCGATATGGGCGATCCGACCGGCCAAGGCGTGGGTCTCCTCAGCATCCTTACGGGCCGCTTTGGCAAGCGTGCAGCTGGAGGTCCAGTCTCTGCTGGCTCGCCCTACCTCGTCGGCGAGAGAGGTCCCGAGCTGTTTATGCCGCGCACCAGCGGCAGCATCTACCCCAACGACGCGATGGGGATGGGTGGTGCAAACATTGTCGTGAACGTCGATGCCGGCGGCTCTAGTGTGGGAGGCGATCCCGGCCAAGCCAACCAACTCGGCAAAGCCATCGGCATCGCGGTCCAGCAAGAACTCATCAAACAAAAACGTCCCGGAGGCTTGCTCGCCTAATGGCCACCTTCCCCGCCATCACCCCAACCTACGGCGCCCAGAAAAGCAGCCGCCCCAATGTCCGCACGGTCCAATTCGGCGACGGCTACCAAGCTCGCCTGACCTACGGCCTCAACCAAAACCCCAAGATCTGGAGCTTGACCTGGGAAGTTTCCGAAACCGACGCCGACACAATCGAGACCTTCCTCAACAACCGCGCCGCCGACAACGCCAGCTTCGACTGGACCCCCCTGGACGACTCCACCTCCTACAAGTGGATTTGCCCCGAGTGGAACAAATCCGTTCCCTACAAAAACCGCGCCACCATCACGGCAACCTTCCAGCAAGTATTTGAACCCTGATGGCGTATTCAGCCTGGGCTAGCTCTACCGCTTACGTCGTTGGCGATATTGTCCGCGCCACCAGCCTGCAGGCGTCCGGTCTCGTCTTCCAGTGCACCACGGCTGGCACCAGCTCCAGCACGCAACCAACGTGGCCAACCGACATTGGCAGCACCATCACCGATGGCACGGTTGTCTGGACGGCGATTAGCAGCGTCTACGAGGAGTTGGCTGCACTGGCACCGAGCGCCATCATCGAACTGTTTGAGATGACCCTGGACACAACCCTGCACGGCAGCAGCGACACCTACCGCTGGCACAACGGCTGCAACGCCAACGTCAGCGGCAACATCACATGGAACGGCAACAGCTACGTCCGCCTACCCGTCAAGGCTGAAGGCTTTGAATACAGCAACACCGGCACCTTGCCGCGCCCCACGCTGACGATCAGCAACTTGGATGGCACCATGACCACACTGTTGTTGCTGGTCAACGCCACCACACCCGGCAACGACCTCGGTGGCGCCACGGTCAAGCGCATCCGCACTCTGAAAAAATACCTTGACGGCGAAACCGCCGCAGACCCGCACGCCAAATTCCCCGACGAGATCTGGTACGTAGACCGCAAGGCGAGCGAAAACCGCGATTCGG